CCGTAAAAAATTATATTTAATGAATTAAATATAATTTTATCATATAATAATTATTTAAGTAGAAAAATATTTGTCTTCTAAACCGAAGGTCGTGGGTTCAATTTTTAAAATAATATGTTATGCAAAGCATAACATATTATTTTAAAAAGAGTAAAGTAAAAAAAATTATCATTTTTTTTACTTTTCAAGCCCCACATTAACCGTAAAAAATTATATTTAATGAATTAAATATAATTTTATTATTTTTCAAGCCCTACAATAACCGTAAAAAATTATATTTAATGAATTAAATATAATTTTTTTACTTTTCAAGCCCCACATTAACCGTAAAAATTATATTTAATTATTTAAGTAGAAAAAGTAGGAATATATTTGTATTCTAAATTGAAAGAGTAAAGTAAAAAAATATATATTTAATTTATTAAATATATATAAAGTAATAATAAGATAAAAATAATAATGGAATTTACAGATCCTATAACACAAATAAATGATATAACAATAGAAAAATACAAAATGGCAAGTAAAATATTAACAAAAGTGTTAGATTATGTAGTAAATAATAGTAAAGAGAACAATAATATATATGATATATGTAAAGAAGGAGACAAATTAATAGAGGAAGAATTAAGTAAAGTATATAAAAACAATAAGAATAAAGGAACATCATTTCCAACAAGTATAACAAAAAATAATAAAGCGGGTAATTACAACCCAATAGAGAGAGAAATAGAAGAGAATAAATTAAAAGAAGGAGATTTAATAAAAATAGAAATGGGAGTACATATAGATGGATATCCAATACAAGTAGTATATAGTATGATAGTTGGCGATAAAAAAATAGGAAAAGAAGATAAACGAAATAAAGTATTACGAGCAGTTGGAGAGGCAAGTCAAGAGATATTAAAAGTAATGAAACCAAATAAGACAAATAAAGATGTAGTTAAAATATTAGAAAAATATAGTGAAAAATACGGATGTAATTTACCAACAGTAAATGAATTAGATGAATATAAAATAATACCTGGAATAATGTCATATCAAACAAGTAGAAATATAATAGATGGATTTAATGATGATCAGAGTGAAAATATTCATAGAGTAATATTAAGCAAACAAAGTGATAATTATAGTTTTAGTTTAAGAGAAACTGAATTTGAAGAGAATGAAGTATATACAATAGATGTATTAATGTCATCAGGAACAGGTAAATTAACTGAAAGTAAATACATGACAACAATATACAAAAGACGGATAGAAGATTTTTGTAATTTAAAATTAAATTCATCAAAAGATACATTAAATAAATTTGGAAAAGATAGATTTCCTATAACAACAAGAGAACATAATAATCCTAAATTTAAATTAGGATTAAAAGAATGTATGTCTAAAGGACTTATTGATTCTTATCCTGTATATCAAGATAATGAATCTGAATATATTGCTCGTGTTAAATTTACTGTTATTATTAAAAATAATCCAATTCTTCTTTCTGGACGTTCTATTGATGATCAACTTGCTAAATTAGATTAAAATATTTTTTAAAATATTTTAATTTTTATATTTAATGAGATCCTCTTCTTGATCTTCTTGATCTTCTTGATCCTTTCTTAGATCCTTTCTTAGATTCAGCGGATGCTTTTCTTGATCTGCGTTTTCCTCCCTTTTGTGATCCTTTTCTTGATCCTTTTCTTGATCCTTTTCTTGATCCTTTCTTTGATCCTTTAGATCCTTTTCTTGATCTGCGTTTTCCTCCCTTTTGTGATCCTTTTCTTGATCCCTTTCTTGATCCTTTTCTTGATCCTTTCTTAGATCCTTTCTTAGATCCACGTCTGCGTTTTCCACCAGTTTGGGCGTTTGCTAAAGCTTTAAGAGAACCTTTACGGTTATTTAAAATGTCTGCAACATGATCGTTCATTTAATATATTATTATTTTAGATTTTTATTTATATTTTTTATATTTTTTCCACTTTTTTATACGCAAAATATATATTTTTTTAATATATATTTAGTTAGCATATATATATTTGTATTCCCAAATAGGGTAGTTTTTAAAATATTTTTAGTATAAAAAATAAGTATTATTATAAAAAATAAGTAAATAATAAGTTATGATATAACTTATTATCTACTTATTTTTTAGTATAAAACAATAAAACAATAAATTGTTTTATTATTTTATACTAAAAATTGAATTAAATAATATTAGAAAAGTTTATTTAAAAAATATATAATAAAGGCACTAAATGTCAGAATATGATTCACGAAGTTTAATAGGGCTAAAATTACCTCATAATGATTTTTTATTTAATATTACAGAGACACCAGAAGAATTAGAACAAATAATTAAACAACATTATGATAAACACACACAAGAAATAAAAACAATAATAGATAATCCATATAATACTTATATTGAATTTTGTAATAGATTTGATAAGGATGGAATGTTATGTAAATTTATGGAATTTGAGTCAATAATAAAATATTTAATAAACAAAATAAAATTAACAATTTTAACAATAAAAACAAAGACACCAGTAGATAATACATTAATTAGAATGGCACAAACATGTCTTGTATGTTTATATAATATAACATATGAATATGATGAATCAGTAGCATATGCATATTTACCATCTATTTATGCAATAAAAGAAACAATTTCATTTTTTGATATATATGAGAGAACATATAATTCAGATAATTTAGGGGCTTATTATCACAGTTTCAATTATCAATATTATTTTAACAAATATATGGATATAAAACAAATTAAGAATTATATATTTTTTCCAACACTATATACAAATATTGGAGCAACAGATATAATTAAAATACGTCCAGTTCCAATTTTTATAGTTGGAATAGTAACAGAAAAAGTATATGTAGATGAATTTTGGCAATCACCATTAGAATTTTTTATCCATGATATTAATCATGGTCGTCGTATGGGTAAAAATATGATAGATTATAATATTAAAGAAATGACTGAATTTACTAAATACATATTAAATTTTATTAAAATAAATAAAACAGATACAGAACAAATAAAAGGAATAAAACAACTTATGAAAATGTTAATTTTTGAGATTATTCATGAAGATGCATTAGCAATTGATCCAATAGTAATATGGAATGCATTACATCGTGGTGAAAATTATACTTATAAATTTGAGAAAACAGGATTATCAACATCAGGAAGACCAATAGTATCAGAACATGTTATTCATGTAGAAGGAGCAATGGCATACACTAAAATGAAATTACAATATCAGTTTTATGATGATGGACTTGCAAATTTTATTGTTATACCTAAATATCGTTATGGTAAATATATAGCAATGTCAGCAATGATTATTCTACATTATATTAAAAATTATAATTCAAAATATAATGAATATGTTATTAATACATATGAGTATTATTTAAAAAAAACAGCAAGTAATAAGTATTTACCTCGTCCAGTTAGAAGATTCAAAATAGGAGATGATGAGAATCCTAATAATATAGATATTACATGTCTTAAAACTGGAATACCTCAGAATGATTGGTTAGATGGATATCGTCGATTTGTTGGAGAACATATTAATCAAACTAAACAAATTATTGATGAAAATGATCCATTATTTAAAGTAATTACTGAAGAATATAATCCTGATGCTATTGGAATGGATGAACAAGAATATAATGACATTCATAAATTATTCTTTTAATCATAAATTATTATTTTAATTTTTTTATTCATTACTATCAATGACATAATTAATTTTACTACCATAACCAAAATCATTTCTTGCTCTACATAATAATTCTTGAACATAATTATTTTCTAAATGTTTAGTTCTGGATAATATCCATAAAAATCTTTTTGATGCATCTCCAACCATAGAATAATCATATTGTTTAAATTTATGATTAATATTTTCTGATGATATTAATTTACCATTTTTAATTATACCAGTTTCTAATATTATATATGAACCTGGAACTTCAAATCCTAAAAAAATTGGAAATTTAACAGATAAAATACTATTATTTTCACAATTAACATATGCAACACCTTCTATTTTATCAGTAAAACAAAATCTATCACATTTATTAATTACTTGTATTGTTCCATTATCATTTAAATTATATTCAGCAGTTATATTTTTGCAACCAAATTCAAATAAATTAGGTAATCTATATAATTCATACCATAAACCTAAATATTTATTTAAATCTACATTCTTTGCAGATTTTGTTGAATTTATTTTAAGTATATTTTCAAATAATTCTGATACAATATTCATTTTGATATAATAAATTAAGATATATATTTTTTATTTATTTAATAATTGATTATATGATTGAAGTAAATTATTATATTGTTTAATTATTTTATTAAATATTATTCTATCTATTTTTCTATCAAAATGTATATCATTTATGTCATTATTTATATCTAAATTAAAATCTCCATTTTCTAATATATATTCATAAATATTATATTTACTTGATAAATGTTTATCAATTAATTTATAACAATTATAATCTATTTTAACATTGGGATTTTGTTCAATATATTCTTTAATATCTTTTAAATTTGATTCTGTTATTTTTTTATATAAAATTAATTGATCTTTATTTATATTTTTAAAATTATATAATGGAATAAATTTATTTTTAATACACATTTTAAATAATTTTTCATCACATTCAATATTATATTGTTCAATATTTGATAATTCTACTTTATAATGTATAGTTAGTTCAATATCATCATATTTTACTGTGTATCCTAATGATACTAATGTATCTAATTTTTTTTGATTAAAAATATTATAATAACTAAATAAAAATAAACTATTGTCTATATAATCTAATCTTATCGACAAATTGTAATTATTATAACATTTAGAATTTAAAATTTCTGTAAAATGTTTATTGGTTGGTTTTATTTTTTTAATATTAAATAATAATAATATAGACTCTGGACTACCATACATACATATAGTATTAATATCTATACTTTTAATAATACTTAAATCAGAATCTAAATTTAAAATTAAATCAATTAAATATTTAGTATGAGGATAAAATATAAAAGCCTTAGTACCAACAATTATATTTGATAATAGACTAGGCTTATGTTTTTCAATAATATTAGTAATTTTAGTATTAAAATATGTATTTTTACATAACAGATTATTAAAATGATTAATTATAATTTCTATATTTAAATTATCAAAAATATAATCAATAAAATCATTATAAATAGTATTATCATTGGTTGTGTTAATTTTATAAAAATATGCTATAAACATATTAAAATTTATTTCAAATTTATTAAATTTTCTGATGATATCATATAACAATTTAAAATAATTTTCATTTTTAATTAATAAAACAATTGTTTTTTCAGATGGTAATTTATTTAAATAATTAATTGATACACTTAAAAAATTATATATATAATTATAATTATTTTTATTACATTTTTGATTTTCAATAATATATTTTACATATTTATCAAAATTTGTGTAATCTATATATCCAAATTTATTTCTAAATTCATTAATTAAATTTGAAATTTCAATACAATTTTGTGCAAAATTTTTGTTCTTGCTTTTTAAACAACCAAGACATTTTTCATTAAATTTAGTATTTATTTTATTTAAATCACTATATAGATCATTACTCATTATTATTTTTAATTAATTAGAAATAATAATAAATATATAAATAAATCAATTTTTTAAGCAATTGGAGGGAAAGCAGTAACATCTTTAATATTATTAGAATTAGTTAATAACATAACAACACGTTCAATACCTAAACCAAAACCACCAGTTGGAGGTAATCCATATTCAAGAGATTCAATAAAATCATAATCAATATCTTGAGCCTCATCATCACCAGATTTTTTTGCTAATAATTGTTCTTCAAATTTTTCTTTTTGAATAGATGGATCATTTAATTCAGTATAAGCATTCGATATTTCCATATAATTAACAAATAATTCAAATCTTTCAGTTAAAAATTTATTATTTCTATTTAATTTAGCCAATGGAGACATAATAGTAGGATGATTTATAACAAATGTAGGATTATTACATTGAGATTCAATAAAATGACCAATTAATTTATCTAATAAACGAGCAGAAGTTCTAGGAGAAGAACATGTAATATTATATTTATTACATAATTTATCTAAATAATCTCTTGATTCTGGTGTTGAAAAATCTAAACTATCAAATTTTCCACAATGTCTCTCTAATTCTTCAATTATATCTATTCTTTTAAATGGTGGTGTAAAATCAATAATAACTTCTTCTCCATTTAATGGTTTATATTTAAATCTTAAATCTCCTTTTATTTGTTTAACTAAATTTACTAATAAATCTTCACATATATTCATTAAATCATAATAATCCGCATAACACATATAAAATTCAAGACTGTAAAATTCTGGATTATGTGTCTGATCAATACTCTCATTTCTAAATTGAGGTCCAATTTCATATACTCTATTTAATCCTCCAACTACTAATCTTTTAAGATATAATTCTGGTGCTATTCTTAAAAACATATCTTGATGTAAATCATTATGATGTGTTATAAATGGTTTTGCATTTGCTCCTCCTGCTTTATTTGATAAAACTGGTGTATGAACTTCTATAAATCCTAAATTATCTAAATATTTTCTTATTAATTTAAATATTTCACTCCTTGTTCTATATATATTACAATTTTCTGGATTTGCTATTAAATCTAAATACCTTTTTCTCGCTCTTGTTTCTGGATTATTTAATCCAAAATGTAATTTAGGTATAAATTTCATACATGGTGATAATATTTGTATTTTTGTTGCAAACATACTTAATTCTCCTTTTTTAGATTTACCAACAAAACCATCTACACCTACACAATCACCACGATGTATCATTTTCATATCTAAATCAAATTTAGATTCATCATAATACTCATTTTTATCTACTATAATTTGTAAAAATATAGAATCAGATACTATTGTAAAAAAATATAATTTCTTCCCTGAACTTCTACATTCATATATTCTTCCTGTTATTTTATGTTGTTTATTTTTATCTCTTGAACCATTCTCTATTATTTCGTATTTTTCACGATACTCTTTAAATGTTATATCTGTATTAAATTTATATGGATACATCTCTATATTATTTGTTTTAAAATCATTCTCTCTTTCTTGTCTATATAGGTGTTCCTCTTTTGATTCATCCATTTTTTTATATTTATTATATTATCTTTATTATTTTAGTTTGTTTTTCAATTTTTTTAAACAATAAAAATATTACATATTTTTATTGTTTAAAAAAATAGTAAAATAAAATTAATAAAAAATAGGAGATTTCTCTTCAATAACAGTTCTACATTGAGGACATTTTGATAATTTAAAAGCACAACCAACACATAATATATGATGACAGGGAATTAATATAATTTGATTTTTAAATAAATAACATACATTACATACATTATCATCTGATTTAATATTATTATAATTAATTAAATTTATATTATGTATATCATTTACATTATTAAATGTATAACCACCTAAACTTATTTTATAAAATAATTTATAACCAATTTCATCTTCTTGATTAATTTTACTTTCATTTAAATATTTGGAAGTCATTATAAAATATAATGATCTTGGTTGATAATCATATGCATCATGCAAACTACTTCTATCATTATGTATATTATGTATAATTTGTTCATTACCATAATCTGAATTTAAAATATAATTTACAGCATCTGGTTGATATTTAACTGCTAATCTAAATGGTGAATTTGTATCATATCTATTAAAATAATTAATAAAATTATATTTTGAATTTAAAATATATTTTAGACTATCACTATTATATACACATGCTATTTGTATAAAATTATAATTATCTTCAATAATATTTAAAAATGACCAAGATAAATCTGGTATATCTAATATATATTTTACTATTTTAGGTTGATATTTTGCACTAATTGTTAAACTTGATCCATATTCACTATGTCCTATTTCTAATAATTCTTTATTGAAAAATTCTGTTTGTTTTATTAATTTAAATGATGCTGGATTATATTTACTTATATATATCATTATTGTCCTATTTTTATTATCTCGTTTTTCTATTAATTCTTTTGTTATTAATTTATTTTCTATTATTATCTCTAATATTTTTTCATTATATCTCGCTATATAACTTAATACTGTTATTCCTTTAATGTCTTTAATTCCTAAAAGTTTATCAGTAATATATCCTTTATTTATTAATTCAATTAATATATTCATTTTGTTTTTTTTAATTGCTATGATTAATGGTATTTCTCCTTTTTTATTTTTAAATTCTAATAAATAATTATTAAAATGATTAGAATTAATTAATATTTTTGCAGATTTTATTTCATTACAAGCATAATGTAATGGTGTATTACCATAAACATCTTTTTGTATTAACATATTATAATTAAAATATTCACTTTTTACTAATTCTTTTATTGATTTTGGATATTTAGTATAATTATGTATTATTCCAATATTTAGATTATTTCTCATATTAATCATTTTATCATCACATTTTTTATTTTCTAACATATATTTTATTATTTCTGGTTTATCTGATATTTGTATTAATAAAAAATCACCATCATTATCTGTTATATATTTTGAATCTTCCCAATATTTTGATTCTATTATATATTTTATTAATTCAATATCACCTTTTAAAAATATTTTCATAATTAAATTATGTCCATGTTTATCTTTTTCTAAAATATGATAATCTAAAGTATATTTAGATTCATATAATAATTTAAAAATATTTTTATTTCTAAATAAAGCATAACTTAATATATTTTGTCCATTAGAAAATATTGTATTAAAAACTGGAAGTATATTATAATCTGAGTTTAATAATATTTCAACATGTTGTTCATAATTATTATTGATTAAATTTGTTAATATATTAATATTATTATCATATTTATAATTTAATGTATCATTATCTAAAATTTTTAAATTTAATATTTTTTCAAATAATTTAACATCTTTATCACATAATATTATTATTGGAGATTTACAAAAATCTTTATTTATTAATTGTTCTTTTGTTATAATATTTTTTTCACATAATTTTATAAAATCAATTTGATTTCTTTTTATTAAATATATTAATAAATTAAATCCCGCTGTATCTTCTAAATCAAATAATTCCTTTCTAATATAATCAGTATTTATTAATTTACTTAATACTTCTGGATATATGTGTATTATTGTTTTTCCCATATTATTTTGTGATTCTATTAATTCTTGTGATATTTTTTCACTTGTTATTAATAAATCTACTATTTCTAATACACTATATATTGTATAACTATAACCATAAATACTTTTTAATAATACATGTAAAAATGTATCATTATCATCATTACAATATAATAAAGTATTTTTAGTAACAAATGGTAAATTTAAAATAATTTCCCATAATTCTTTTCTATAAATTCTAAATAATAAATTTCTACCATCATTATCATTATATAATAATAATTCTTCATTAAAAAATTTACTAATTAAGATAGTTTTTAAACAATCAGTTTTATGGTAATATTGACTTAAAAATATTTCATTAAAATTATTTTTATTTAATAAAAATTTATTAGTCATATTTTTATTATTTAATAATGCTTCTAATATCTTATTATCTAAATTATATTGTATTATTGTATTATTATAAATATCTGATAAATTTAACACTTTTTCTGTATATATATCCGAATTTATTATATTTACTATTGTATTTATTACTTCTTCATATGTTTGATATTCTAATAATTTCATTATTATATTTTTATTTTTATCATCCTTTATTAATAAAGTATCTTCATTTATTTTATTATTTTTTATTATTAATATTAATATTTCAATATATTTATTTATATCTTCACTATCTATTTTTTTATCATATTCTATATACTTTGAATATCCATAATTAATTAAATCTATATCACAATATTTATGATTTAATATATATTTTACCATATTTTTATTTTTATTATATATTGCTTCCGCTAATATATTAGATTGTGAATTCTTCCATCTAAATATATTTTCAGTCATTATTTCACTTTCACATAAAATTTCAAATATTGTATTATTATTGTTTAATACTGTAAATAATAATGGAGTTACTTCATATTCTGGTGTTTCATTTGAAATATGTATATTTGTTAAACTATGTTCATCTATTATTTTTTCTTTTATTAATATTTTTATTATATTTCCAGTTGTATTTATATCACATAATAATAATAATGGACTTTTATTTTTAGTATTTTTTTCATCTAATAATTCTTTTGTAATATATTTTTTTTCTTTTAATTTTAATATTAAATTATCTAAATTTTCATTTGGATTATATAATTCAAATATATAATGTAAATAATTATTATTATCATTATCTCTATAATTTAATAAAATATTCTCATCAAAATATTTACTTTCAATATAATTTATAATTTTTGTTGGATTTTTATAACTTATGTGAAATAAAAATGGTATCTTAAATATATCTTCTTTACTAATATATAATTTATTTAATTCTTCTTTTGATAAATGCTTACTATTTATAATTCTATTAAATAAATTATCATCAGTTGTTTGTGATAATATTAATAAATATGGTTGCATATCACAATTTTCTTTATATAATAATTTTTTTTTAAAATTTGATAATTTTTTATATATTTTAATACCTAATTCTGGTTGATTTATACATATATCTATAAATAATGTGTTATTTGTTAAATTTTCTTCTAATAATAAATCTGGATTTGGTAATATGTATTTTTTAACTATATTATAAGTTAAAGTTTTATTTATTGTCATAATATTAAATTGATTTCTATTATCATAATTTTTTATAAAAAATACACTTTTATCTAAATTTGTTTCATCTATTAATTTTTCTAAAAATAATTTATCAATTATATTGTTAAAAAATGTCATACCATTATTATTTAATAATATTAAATCATTTGTAAAATAATTAGAATTTATTATTTTTTTTAATAAATATAAATTGTTATGTTTTGCTAAATAATGTAATATAGATTCATTTTCAATAGTATCTTTTAATAATTTAATATTAAAATATTTAGAATCTAAAATAATTTCAAAATATTTTGTAGAATTTAGACAATTAAATAATATATTACTATTTTTATTTGATGGATTTATTGTATTAATTAACATTAATTTATCATTTATAAATTTACTATTTAATATTGGTTGAATTAATTCTTTATTAAATAAAGTTGCAATATTTAAAATAGAACCAAAATTATTACTTAATTCAATAATATTTTGATTACATAATTCATGATTTAATAAATTAATAAATAAATCATTATTATTTTTAAACATACTTAACATTAAACAACTATAATTTTCATATTCATATGGTGAATATTTATTTTTTATTAAATATTTTTCATTAAATATTAATTCTGTTAAATATTTTGATTTTAATAAATAATTAGCAATTTCAATATTGTAAAAACATGATAAATTAAATATATAACTAATTGTTAATTCTTCAAATCCTTCTAAATTTTCACATAAATATTTATATATATTTGTATCAAATAATAAATATTTTACAGGTATCATGTATTTTCTTGATTCTGCTATAAACATATCTGATTTTAATAAATCATTATCATTTAATAATTTAATACTGTTGTAATCTTTATTAATACATAATAATAATAATGGAAAATATCCTTGTGTATCTTGTTGTATTAATAATTTACTACTAAATAATGGATTTTTTATTATGTATTTTAATAATTGTGGTTCAAATCTTATTATTAATTCTGTATATATCCATATAAATTTTTCCATTGGATTAAATACCCAATTGGTATTTTCAATCATTTGATTTACTATGTATTGAATACAATTATTTACTTTCTCTATAAATACTTTTACTGATTCTATTTTGTCTCCTTCTTCTAAATTATCATAATTTAATATATCATTTATTTGATCATATAATGATATTATTTCTGAATTTCTTAATATTATATCATTATCAGTTAATGCTAAATTATTATTATAATCATCTATTGTTAAATAAATATCATAGTTAATATCAATAATATTAAATATTTTATGTTCAAAATATTTATTTTCTAATATATCTTCTATTTTTTTTATATTTATAAAACTTTCTAATGTCTTATCACATATATCATTTATTTTATTTATTTGTATCAATTCTTCCTCTGTAGAATATTCAGTATTTTCAGTAAATTCTACCATAAGTTATATTTATAAATAAATTATTTTTTTATTTCTTATAAATCATCTATATCATTATCATTATTTACTTCTATATTAGGTATTTCATAATCTTCTTCTATTTTATCTTCTCCAAATTTTACATTTTCTTCATCCTCACTTTCTGGAACTTCAAAATTAATTAATTTTTTATTTTTTAATTCTCTTGCTTCATGATTATTATATTTTTTTACAATTGAACAAATATTATCAGTTCCAAGTGTTTCTAATTCACATAATAATATATCACCTGGATTTATCCAAACTCTATTTCTAAATTTTCCAGGTATTATTGCACTCCTTGTTTTTCCATCCGTACAATTTACTGTTATTCTTGTTCCACCTTCTCGTTTTACTGCTGATGCATATATTTGTCCATCTTCTGCATATACCATTTTTGTTTTTATTGTAATTTGTTCATTTGGTCTATCTTTTTTGTTCTTTCCTTTCTTATGTTTATTTCCTCCAGTTAAGTTTTTAGGCATTTTATTTATATATTATAAATTTACTTTATTATTTTTAGTTTTCATTTTTTTATAAAATTAAATTAAAAGTTAGTAATTACTATAAAATTTTTAATAGATATTTATTTTGCATATATATGAATATATTTTATTTTATTATATTTTTCTTTAAATTATGATACTTTAATTTACTTTTTCTAAATATTTACCATTAATAATATAAATTTTATTTAACTCTTCAATATTATTTTTTAAATATTAATTTTTTAATATTTAAAAAATAGAAAAATTTATAATTATTTAAGTTTATTAAATTCCTCTTTACCTTTTAGAAAATATTCACCATATTCTGGTATATATTTAATTTCTTCTTTCAAATTCTTAAAATTATTTTTTAATTCTTTATATTTATTTGTTAAATCAATATATTTTTCTAAAATATTTATTTCAGTATATATATATTTTTCTAATTTTATTTTCATATATAAATCATTTTTCATTGATTTATATAAATTTATAATTTGTTTTTTATTTTCTTTACTTAAATTTTTTATTGATATTAAATTATTTATTGCATTATAATTATCTAATTTAATAGCCTGTTCATATAATTCAATTGCTTTTTTATAATCTTGTTCTACACCTTCTCCATATTTATACATATCTGCTAAACTAATAATAGCAACTGAATTATCTAATTTAATAGCCTGTTCATATAATTCAATTGTTTTATTATAATCTTGTTCTACACCTTCTCCATATTTATACATATCTGCTAAATATAACATAGCAAATGAATTATTTAATTTAATAGCCTGTTCATATAATTCAATTGTTTTATTATAATTTTGTTCTACACCTTCTCCAGTTTTATACATAATACCAAGATTTACCATTGCGGTACTATTATTTAATTTAATAGCCATTTCATACAGTTCAATTGTTTTTTTATAATTGTTATCTATATCTTTATTATATTTATATAAATTTGCTAAATTAGTCATTGAATTTGAATAATTTAATTTAATTGCCATTTCATATAATTCAATTGCTTTATTATAATCTTTTTCTATACCTTTACCATAATGATACATATATGCTAAATTATCCATTGCAATTTTATTTTTTAATTTTATAGACATATTAAATAATTTAATTGCATTTATGTAATCTTCTTTTTTGAAATAGATATAACCTAAATAATTATAACATGATGAATTATTATCAATATCTTTTATTTTTTCATAAATATATGATTTATCTATATTATCAAAATTATTATTATAAATTTCTGTTTGTTTTTCTATATTATCATCTAAAATATACTTTAATAATAATTCAGTGTTATTCATTTTAATATACTTATTTAATATTTTTTATATAATTTTTAATTATGAATATATATTTGATAAAATTATTAATTAAGTAAATTCTTTTTTTCTTTAAAATTTATGTTAATTTATTTATTATTATTTATAATAAATAAATCAAAATTTATTGTGGGTATCTTTTTATTAATATTATTTTTTTAAATAATTCTTAAGATCTAAATACATATCAACAATGTTTATTGTTTCAATAATATATTTTTCTAATTTTAATTTATTTTTAATGTATATATCATTTTTTATTAAACTATATGTATATAGAATTTCTTCTATATTTTCTTTACTTAAATCTTTTACTAATATTAAATTATCTATAGCATATTCATTATTTAATTTAATTGATTTTATATATAATTCAATTCCTTTATTTATATCTCTATTTACACCTTCACCATTTATATACATATCTCCTAAATATATCATTGCATCAGAATTATTTAATTTAATAGCCTTTTCATATAATTCAATTGTTTTTTTATAATTTTTTTCTATAATAACTCCATCATAATATATATTTCCAATTGCTATCATAGCATCAGAATTATTTAATTTAATTGCCATTTTATATAATTTTATTGCATCATTATATTTTTTATCACAATAATATAGATTTCCTAAATTAGTCATTGCTAATGAATTATTTAATTTAATAGCCTGTTCATATAATTCAATTGCTTTCATTATATTTTGTTCTATACCATCTCCATTTTCATACATAACTGCTAAACTATTCATTGCATTTGAATTATTTAATTTAATAGAAATATTATATAATTCAATTGTTTTTTTATAATTTTGTTCTACACATATACCATAATAATATAAATGACCAATAAAATAATAACATGTAGAATTTCCGTTTATATCTTTAATTTTTTCATAAATATATGAATAATTTATTTTATTATTATTTTTCATATCATTATATAATTTTAATAATTTATCATTATTATCTTCTATTATATAATTTAATATATCTTCAGTTATATCCATTTATATATTTAATATTAAATATCATGACTATAATATTTTATTTTCATTTTTTTGATATATATTATTTACCTGTTTATTTATAAATTAAAAGCATTATATTTTTTTCAATTTTATAATTATTATTTTATATTATTCATTACCATTATTTAAAAATAACATAAATATAAATATTATTATATATTTATTTGTTTTACTAACCTGTAATATTCTTTATGTGCTGTCTATATTTCATTTCCCTTATAAATTCAATGTACCTTTCAAAGGTATTATACTCTTCTTATAATTCTGAACAGTTAGATATTTTAACAGTTATTCTGTTTTGTTCATAACAACTATTTAATTTTTATTGATGTATTCAAGTTTTTTTAAATAATAATCTTTATAGAAAGATTATTATTTAAAAATGACATATTTTTATAATATTATTATCGGTTTTTATATTTTTGTTATTTCATCTTTTCTTTGTTTTTCTAATCTATAATATTCTTCTTGTCCTTTTAGATAATATTCACCATAACCAGGTGCATATTTATGTTGTTCTTCAAGTGTATCACACTTTTCTTGTAATTCTAAACAGTATAATATAATATCTAATGTGTTTATATTTTTAGAAATATATTCTTCTAATTTAATTTTTATATAATCATTAACAATATCTTTTATTGAATTATATAAACATACTATTTGTCTTCTATCTTTTATAGTTAAATCTTCCATTTCTAATAAATAATTCAAAGCATTTAAATTTTGTAATTTTATAGCCTCGCCATATAATTTAATTGCGTTACTATTATCTTTATTTACACCTAAACCATATTCATATATATGTGCTAAATTAATCATAGCACGTGGATTATTTAATTCAATAGCATATCCATATAATTCACGTGTTTTACAATAATTTATTTCTACACCTAATCCATACTGATATATAATTCCTAATTCGTTCATAGCATATGAATTATTTAATTTAATAGCCATTTCATATAATTTAATTGCTTTGTTATAATCTTGTTCTACACCTTTACCACGTTTATACATAAGTGCTAAATTAAACATAGCATTTGAATTATTTAATCCAATAGCCTTATGAAATAATTCAATTGCCATATTATAATCTATTCTTACACCTCTTCCATAACGATACATAATTGCTAAATCATTCATAGCAGATGAATTCTTACTATGAGTTTCTATTGCCTTATTATAAAATTTAATTGCTTTATAATAATTTTTTTCTACATCCTTACCATAATGATATATATATCCAATAAAATGATAACATGATGAATTCATAGATTTAATATCTTTTATTATTTTATAAATATATGAAAAATTAATATTATCTATATTATTATTATTATAAAAATTATCCAAATTCCTAACCTGATTATCTAATATATAATCTAAGAGTTTCATTGTTAGTTTGTCTATTTTATCCATTATAACTAGGCTATAATTAGTTAATTTTTTATTAAAGTGTCTAAATTATTTAAAATTCAATTTTTTAAATAATAATATATTACAAAAAGATTATAATTTATTTTTATAAAAAAATAAATTATAAATTAATAGTTATTGTTAATATATCTACTACATTTTTAATGGATATTATGAATATTTAATAATTTTATAAAATTCTTATTTTCTTTTTGTATTTATCATATTCTTCAGGTTCTATTAGATTATATTTATCATAATTAGGTATATATTTAATTTCTTCTATAACTTTAGTATATTCTTTTTTAAGTTTATTATGTTCTTTTTCTAATTCAGAATAATATGATATAACTTCAAATATATTTATTGTTTCTCTAATATTTTTTTCTAATTTAGTTTTTGTATTAATATTAATAATATCTTTTATTGAATCATATAAATCTATTATTTGTTTCTTATTTTCGTTAGTTAAATTTCTCATATTAAATAATTCATATATAGCATCTGAGTTATTTAATTTAATAGCCATTTGATATAACTCAATTGATTTATTATAATCTTTTTCTACACCTTCACCAGTTTTATATATATATGCTAATTTATTCATAGCATATGGACAATTTAATTTTATTGCTTGTTCATATAATTCAATTGCTTTATTATAATCTGGTTCTACACCCTTACCTTTCACATACATATTTGCTAAATAACACATAGCATCTAAGTTATTTAATTTAATAGCCATTTGATATAACTCAATTGCTTTATTATAATCTTTTTCTACATATTCACCTTTAATTATACCATATTCATACATAAATGCTAAATTATTCATAGCATCCGAGTTATTTAATTTAATAGCCACTTCATATAATTCAATTGCTTTATTATGATCTTGTTCTACACCTTCACCATATCTATACATATCTGCTAAATAATACATAGCGTCAGAGTCATTTAATTTAATAGCAATTTCATATAATTCAATTGCTTTTTTATAATCTTGTTCTACACCTTCACCATATCTATACATAATTGCTAAATTATTCATAGCATCAGAATTATTTAATTTAATAGCCATATCATATAA